CTCTTTTGGAAATACTGGAAAAAGCTAAGTTCCATTCAGGTTCGAAACCTTTGGCCATCACTAAATTTCGCACTTTCATTCCACCAGCACGACGAATTCCATCTTCCATACTTGTGTAAGATAAATTACTCATTTCTCGTCGATCAGAAATAATCGAGCGGATATTCAATAAATCTTGACATCTTTGGGCATCAACATTACAATAATGAACGACTTGTGAAGATAACATAACTAGTTCTAACATTTCAGAAATATTTAATTTATCAACATTATAACTAGTATTATCAATTGCCGGAAAGGGATTTTCTTCTTGCGTTTTAGATAAAGGCATATATCTCTCACCATGCTTGGCTCGCAAAGAGTTCAATCCTTCCAAAAGTTTATCAAATTTATTTGTTTTAAATAATTTCACTAATTGACGAATCAATCTAAAAATCTTAAACATTTTTTGATAAGGCATATCTTCTTTACTTCCTAGTTTGTTGACAGCTAGAAAGAAATTTAAGCTGGATTGCTCAGCGGTAGGGTAAAGTTGTCGAAAAATAGTTCGAACATCAATACAAATGAAACCAGGGACTTTAAAGAAAATATTTTTGACTTCAATTCCAGCTTCTAATTTAATTTTTTCATCTTTTTCTCCTTTTATGGTATATTTGTCATTTTCCGGAGTCCAAGGAACGACTGACATATGTTTTTTCATAAATTCTACTAAATCAGTATCTTTAACTTTATCGAAAGCTTTGGCTCTCTCAATAACAAAAGGCCAATCGTAAATACCATCATTGAATCCGGCGTAAAATTCCGGACACATTCTTTCTAAAAGTAAAGCATGGGCTTTGATAATTTCTATTTGATTTTTGCAAATAACGATCAAACAATCTTCGCGACGATCACAAATCATATCAGTAAAATTAACTTTAACTAGCGGAATCTTGCTCCAATACCAATAAAAGACACTGGATAACATTCGCAATACATCTTCTTCTTGACCTCTTTCATCAAAAACATTTTCAGGCATCGGAGCATTTCCTGTAGGATGAGCGGCATCAGTCTCTGTATCCCAAGCTCCTACCATAGTTTTATCTCTGATCAAATCAATATATTTTTTAGGATTAGATTGAAGGTCGAGAGGTTTTTCTATTTTTTTGATATCTCGAAATTTAACAACATCAGTCCGGAAAACCCACTCTACGCAATAATCTTTGCAATATCTACTACTGGTATCAATTTCATAGTTTTGAACTACATTCCAATCACATAATTTAAATTTATATTCTCGATTAATTTTGCGATAATGACATGATAAATCATCAGAAGCTGTATCTAATTTAGTTTTTAGTTTTTGACCTTTTTCATCAATATATTCAAATTCATGTTCAATGATAAAATTTAACAATTTATTGCGTGCTGTCAAAGTATTAAAATTGACCCGTAAATAATTAGATTCTTTTTCCTGAAAATATTTAAAAGGTGTTTTATTGACAAAATCATAACCAATAGGATAAAATTTATTAGTTTTACTGAGAATAATTATTTTATCTTGAAATTCTGCATCGGATAAACCCACTGGAACTTTAATATCAAAATACGGTTTAATATTTTCCAAAACTACAACAGCTTTTGAACCATCTCTAGTAATACCGATCAAAATTAATTTATAAACTAAATTATTTCCCTCTTTAAAATGTTGTTCTAAGACATCATTCGGGAAAAAGAGCATAGTTTTTTTCTCAGCAATTCCCTTTTTCAAAGCAAAATATGCCGCTTTATCTATGAAATCTTTTCTTTTAGGCAAGGCATTCAAAAACTCTTCTGTTTCTTCAAAATAAACTAATTTACCATGATAATCGATGCTCATTTTTATCTATTATTCTACAATTCGTAAATATTTAAAATTTAAATCTTTCAATTTTCATCTTTTTTTCACACTAAACAACCACTTCAAAATCATCTTAAAAAAAATAAACTTAACACTCTTTTAATTTATTTCATTTAACCAAATTTTTTATCTGTTGATAATTATTTTATTGATTTCTACCAATTCATTAGCGTATCAGTCCACTGATTTCTACCAATTCATTAGCGTATCAGTCTACTGATACAATTTTGAAACAAGCGTGGGGGTTTCTTGTTTATTGCTGAGATATTCTGCTTGCATTCGTCGAGAATCAGTGGGGTCATTTTTAGATAATCTATTATATAACGCTTGTTGAGCAGGATTTAGGGTTCCGGGCATAGTAAATTCCTCACTTTTCATACCCCAAGGTACTTTAGTTACCGCTTTAGACACTAGATTTTCGCTGGAGGACGAAGATGAAGCTAAACCAATACCCATTCCGAGAGTAACTATTACTAAAACTAGTAAAAGTATTAAAACAATAATAATAGCATAACAATGATCGTGAACAAATTCACCAAGACTCATTTTCAGAGATAATTTTACAATCGAAAAGATGTATATTTGAAGAAATAAAAATAAATAAAAAATAAAATATTGAATCATCGATAAACATGATTTCGCAAAAATTAAAATATGATCACACAATTTTATCAAAAAGTGGATTATAAGTTAAAAGCAATCCGCAATATAAAATATTTTGTTTAGAATAATCTACAGGTTTGTAAATTCCACATTCCACAGCATTCATCAACATAAACTTGAATAAAACCCAGAAATTCATTTTATGTCCCCATAAATTATTCATCATATGCGATAATTCGTGAATATCTACAAACATAATTGTATTAATATCATGCAGCTCATTTTCTCTGGCAGTGTTTTTCTCTTTTTTTCGTAAACATAAAATTAGCGTTTCTTTATCTTGAGTATAAGAAGTGACACCCGAGCTGTTTAAGGGGCTGATTTCGTAAATTTTGTTAGCATTGTAATGGGTTAACAATTGATTGACTCTTTCTTGAATATATTCATTTTCCACTAATTCTTGTACTTGCCCAATTTTATCAGCGTCAAACATCGAATCAGCTGTCCAAGGAAACATTTCAGATCCGGGAACAATATCAATACGATTGCCTTTAAGAGGGTCCATTCCTGGTTTAAAATTACTATTGAGATATTTAGATTTTAAATGTTCAATCAAAGTTTTATTTCGTTTAGTGATTTCTTGCATTAATTTCGCAGCGGCTTTCTGATCATCATGCGAACGATGAACATTATATTTTTCACAAGTCGGACATGCTGGAACTTGAGTCGTATTGTAATAGCTGTGTTTATAATAATAAAAATAAAATAACAATAATAATATCAAGATTAAAATAATTACTAATCCATTATGCATCGTTTGTAATAATTTCTATAATAGTTTTTGCAAATGTTGCGAATGTAAATATATATTACCATAAACAAAATTATTAATGAAATATAATATATGTAATAATGGAGAATGAATTTTTAAAACACCCTATTAGCTTAGATATTCTAGGAACCGATCTTGAACAAGAAAGTTTTTATCCGAAACAAACCTTAATCTTTTTAGGAGATGTTCCTACAGAAATCCTTGCAAAAATTAGTAAGAATTCCCTAGAATCTGATAAAACTTTGGAAGCATATTATGGAAAAAATTTCGCTAAAATTTTAGGTTCGCAGGAAGATGATATTTTTGATATTACTCCGGATATTTTAGAAAATTCTCCTAATAAACCTGAAATTGAAAAAGAATTAAAAGAGTTAGCGCGAAAAAAAACTAAAATCGCGGAAAAAAAAGAAGAATCAGTGGAAAAAATAAAATATATTACTGATGTTCATATTTATCCAGAAGATAGAATTTCGGAATTTAAAGAGAAGATTTATCTTTCAACTAATATTCCAATTTACAAACAACATCTTTTCGCAGAAGTAAATGGACAGATTATTCCGATGAGATATAAAATAACTGTCGACGGAATTATTAATGTAGATATTAAAAAGATTTTTCAGGGATCTCTCAACAACAAAATCTTAAATATTCCAGTGGATCAAACTTTATTTCAAAATCGAGAATATTACCAAATAGATTCTTTAGATTATTTCACAACTTTATCGGATATTTATGAAAATTATGGAATTCGCAAATACTATTTAGTGAATGTTGATGATTTTGTGAGAAATTCACATTTGATCAAAGACATGATTTCCAGCGACAACTATCAATTTCAGTTTTTATATTATGGTTTCATTCTCAAATTTTGGCCGATGATGACTTTGGAAGTTTTTACATCCTACATCAATGATGAAAATGATCTTAAAAATAGTTATCCCAACTTAGTGCCTTCAATCAGCTCTTTGACAAATAAATATACTGAGGAAAAGAAGATTTTGGATTATAAGTATTCTTTGTTGGGAAAATCTGATTTTAAAAAATATCGCCCGGAATTATCTATGCTGAATTCTGAAGAAAAAGATGGAATTATCAATGTAGCTATCAAATCTTCTACTTTGTCTAATCGAGCGAATGACACACAAATTAAAATCAATATTCGCAATTTATTTAATTTATTTCAAACAAATTTGGAATGTCCGATGATCAAAGCTCGTTTATTGGTTAATGGAAAAATCATTACTTTAACAAAATTACGCTCGCCTTCTATTGTTGAGTCAGATCCTAATGATATTCAGAAAATTTATGAAAAAGTTAAGTTTCGTTTACAAATGATTTATTATAACACTATTTTGTTTGTAATTAAAGCGTCTGATTTGGAACCGAACAGCTCAGACAATTATTATCTTATTTTAAATATTTATGAAAACGGTAAATACAATATTAAAACGGTTTGGGATGAAGAAGTGCAGATGGATTTTAAGAAAATTTACGAAATTACTGAAAAATCTATTAATCCTGTGTTAACCAAAATAAATCAATTCGGTCGAGCGGTTTTTGAAAGTATTCGTCAGCTGGGGTTAGTTAAAAAGTCTAATTCGGAATTCTCTAGTTTACATTTAAACATATTTTGGAAAATGCCGATTTCGAGAGTAGCTTTTGATAAAATTGCTGACCTGATTAAAAATGATATTTCTTCGCAAATCATCAAACCGGTCGAAGGAATCATCGATATCGGAGGACAAGATGGCTCGTATCGCTATTATATTTCCAAAGGAATCACTGAATATAATTTAGACCAACTTGAAAAAAATATTAATGTTCAAAATTATTACGAATATTTATCTAATGCTCGAGTCAAACAAAAATGGTTGTCTTTATTTGAAAAAGGACGTTTGGTGAATATTACTCATCGAACGGCCGATGTTAAAATAGAAGTTCAGGGGCTGAAGGAGAAAGAATTCACTAATTTTTATCAATACATAATTTCATTTTTATACCGCGCTGAAAAAGAAATTCGCCAACAAAAAATTTCCGAAAAAGTCAAAAAACTCAATACTTCTTCTGTTTTGAAATTATTGAAAAGTCGCGATCCTGAACTATATTCTTTCAAAAGGTTTGGTAGCGAAGTGGTGTTTTCTAGAATTTGTCAAAAAGAACATCAACCCATTCCTTATTTACCTGACGAATATCAAACTTTAGATGAAAAAACTAAGAAAAATGCTGTGCAATATTGGAATTTCACCACTAAATCTCCGATGTATTATGTTTGTCCTAACAAAAAATTTCCCCATCTTAACTTTCTAACTGGACATCATCCCGAAGGTTATTGTTTACCTTGTTGTAAAAAAACATCTCCTTATGAATATGAGTTAACTGCTGAAGGAGATGAATCAGAAAAAAATAAAACCACTAAAAAAGAACATATTTATAATGTTTGCGTTCAACAACATGTTTATACTGAGCAAGATTCGCAAATTGGCCCAAGTCGATATATCATGAATTATGGTAAACCTATCGATATCGGAAGGATTGGAAAATTACCGGACATTATTGACAGATATTTATTGTATAATTTGGAAGATCGAGGAATCTTAGAAATTTCCGAAAGATCTTTAATTCTCGATCTCGGCGAGGGTTCGAAAACATATTCACTAAACCAGCTTTGGAAATTAAGCAAAAATAATAAAATCTTTGAAGAACCTTTAGAAAAATATTTGGAATTTTTGAAAAATAAGATCTGGTCAGAAGGTGAAAAACTCCTCAGCCCCTTAGAAGTAATTCAAAATCCCGGACTCAGCCCGGAACATTTTAATAAAATTAGTAATGTGAATTTAAATTATCCGATTATGGTTTATCGCGATCAAAATGACGCATTTCGAGTTTTGGACGGGATTCATCGTTTAGCTAAAATTTATTCAGATTATCAAGCGAAAATTTCCAATGTCAATTTTGTTAAAGTGCGATATATTACCAAAAAACAATTAGAAAAAACATTAGTTAAAAAAGGAGGTGGGGGTAATACCGCTATTAAGAACCCTGGATATTATTTATACGGAGTTCCGCAAAATAATGCTAATATTTCAAATATCGGTGCGGGATATGCTATTTCATCAGCGTTAAACTTAACTTTTGCGGAATTTATTAACAAAATATTGGATGTATTTAAACAAAATCGAGTAAATTATTTCAAAATTTTACTACATGGTAAACTTGGACAACATTTTAATAATTTAAATCATTTAATATTAGCGATGAGTCAGCTATTTTTAAATGAAAGTCTGTCCTTCGAAACTACAAACACAGCTAGATTTTATTTATGGAATGAATTATTTATTGATATAGCTAAAATTTGTTTTGGGAAATATGTTATAGTTTTAGACGATATTACTATTGATGTTACTGGAACTTCTATTAAATCTACGAAAATTTCTGAAAATATCAATTTACTTTTACCAGAAAAAATTTCGCAAGTTGATGATGTGATTTCTCTAAATAATGAATATATTCTATTATTGCGCAAAAGTAAAAAGTCGAAATCCATTTTCAATCCCAACAAAATATATTATCCCATTTTTATTTTCATTCCACAAATGTTTTTCAAAACTCTCAATGTCGAGAAAAAAATTTATAATTATAAAGATGAGATTATTAAATTGATCGGAACTATTTTAACAGAGTCTATTGCAGATTCCAAACAAATTAATCTCGGAACCGATCCCGAACTCAATCTTAAAATAGTTTTGCAATTTTTATCCTATCTGCGGCAAAATAAAAGAAACGCTACAATTTCTATTTTATCTAATTCTAAAAATATGGCCTATGCTTTACTAATAAATTTAGATTCAGTAGTTTATTATTTTCCTGTAAAATACTCTTATTTTGATAATATTCCCAAAGACTATTTTTCCGAAAGTGAAAATATTTCTTATGTTCCTTTCAAACGAAATCATACTCGCCTTTGCAATTTCAAAGAATTTAAAGAATTTTTGGAAGAATACAATACTTTTGTAATCGAAGAATCCGAAAAACAAGGATTATATAAAATTGTAGAAGATCAAAAAAAGTTAAAAGGGTTGAATCAACGAGAAAGTCGAATTTTACCTGTTTTTCCATTAATTAAGATAGATCATCTACTGGTTTTGCAAACTAATGAGGGTGCGCGGATTATTGGAGCTCAAAGTTTGGGGATGTTTTATTATTTTGGTGAAATAGAATTATCCAAAGAAAATCTTAAAAAAATATATCAAAAATATATCGGCGAATATAATGTTTTCAACAAAGAATTCGAATTCGCTTCCATTGTCAAATTTCTGAAATATTTATATTATGATCCAGATCAAATTAATCAAATCATTTATTCCGATCAAACTACTTTACCAAATAATAATGCTAAATACGCTCAAGCTATTTATAATAAACACCTGTATAAATTATTCATTTTAGAATTTATGAGTTATGTTGATCAAGATCGTGATTCCAAAACTAGAGAAAATATTTTAAGTTTGGTTTCCAAAACTAATTTAAAAAATAATGAAGAGTTAGAAGAGCTGAAAAACAAAATTAATCAACTATTGGAAGGATTTCCTGATGATATTCACAAAATTCAAGAACAAATCAATCTTTATTTAACATCGCATTTTGATAAAAAATTATTAA